TTGAGAGTTATTGTTATTAGAAGATGGTGTAGTATTGTTATCATCACCTGTACGACGAGCACCACCAATAGAATCACGTAATCCTGGGTTACCTTCTGCAATACCTGCTTCACCGTCAAAGCCTAAGAAGTCACCTAGCCATGTATCACCAAATGATTTCTTACCATCTCCGTCTGAATCAGCTAAGTTCTCATACAAACTAGACTCACCGCCGAAGATACTACCCTTCTTCTCTAGTCCTGACTTCTCAAACGCTTCAGGGTCTTCTGCTTGTAAGCGATCTAGTACATCATTATATCGTGCTACACCTGCTGTGTTAACTAGAGCAGCAACAGGTAGACCTGCCATAGAAGCAATACCTGAAGCGATATTAGTCATAGTAGACATACCTCTAGCAGTCTCTTCTAGTTTTTCTGTAGGTATAGCATCTAAGTCAAACTCTTCAGGAGCAGGTGCTTTTGCACGTACTGGATCATCATCATCTTGTGAAACCTGTGGTGCTTCTTCTTGCTGAGCTACTTCACCTTTTAGAGTATAACCTGGTGGGATCATACCCATAGGTTCACCATCAAAGAATGGGATAGTGATCTCCATACCTGAAGCATTTACATAGGTACGATACTCTAGTCCACCTTGGAAGTCTGGACCTGCCATGCCGAACTGTGTTAGGTCAGGCTGTTGGATGTATGCTGGTACGTTAAGGCCACCTGCTTGGAAGCCCATGAGTCCACCATTAGCAGCACCTACCGCTTGTTCTTCTTGTGGTGCTTGGGCCATGATAACCATAAGGTCTTCATCAGAAATACCAACGTCACCCGTTTCTTCTTCGATAGGCTCACCGCCAATACGACCATTAGCTTCCATTTCAGCCAAGCCCATCTTAGCCTGTGCACGTAAGTCCTCAAAGAACTTGACACCATAGAAACGTAGAACATCAGCAGGGACAACATATTCACCCTCACTTAACATAGCAGGAATATCATCACGTACTTCTTCAGGTAGAGAACCAGGTGGTACTTCATTGCCTGACACAGGGTCTATCTCTGTACGGCTAGACTTAAATACCGCATCCATTTGTTCATCCATAGCTACTCCACCTTCTGCATATCCTGCGTAGTCTTTATCTAGTTTTGCATTCTTAGCAAGAACCAGAGGCCCAATCTGTATTACTTCATCTGCTTCACGTACTGGAACGTGACGATTATCTGCACCCCTTACATAGAAAGAACTCTGTCTACGTGGGTCAAAACCTACCTGTGTCCACTCTGGATCGTTAAGAAGAGCAGCAGCTTTTTCACGAATTGCATCTGCGTCTAAGTCTTTAATCTCACCTGATACAGTAGCATACCCAGTTTTACCCATCTCACCTGTGCCAATCTTTTCACCTGTCTTCTGTGAAGCTGCAAAGCGTACAGGTTTATCACCTACGCCTTTATAGTGAATAGCTTTAGCGTAGTGTGTTACACCTTTTTCTGCGTTAGATGTACCTGCAACAATCCAAGTATCAAAGCGCTGATAAGCAGGAATGTCTAAACGTCCATTAAAACGATCACCTACTTTTAGACCTGACTGTGTAACACCTAGTGCTTCAGTTGTATCTACAGGTAATATGAACCTACCTTTTTCACGTTGATCAGGTTTAAGTGAAAACACTGTAGCTTTATTGCTAGGCTCTCTAGGTAGTGCATCCCAAGACTCTACAGGTTTATATGTATTAATATTCTTTAGGTGCTGTTCTCTTGTAATCTTACCATCACGTAATGCTTGTGCTGATTCTTCTAGCTCTGGTGTACGGATAGTAGGACTTGTTTCACGCATATCCTTTACAAGTGCTTCTGCGTTTGTCTGCCAAGTCTTAGCGTCTTCTGCAGAGTCTAATGCTGAAACACGTGCATCATACTCTACGTTAGATACCTGACGTGTAGGATTTATTTGTTTTTTACTTGTTAAATACTTGTCGTAGGATTTACGAATAGCATTTTCTGTTGTAGCCCAATCAACAAGATCATCTTGATAACCTCCATTTAGAAGATCAATAAGTAAATCGTTAGGTTCGCCACGACTAATAGACGGAAACGTTTCTACTGCAGCATCAACAGCATCATCAAAAGCCATGTCGAAACCAATAGATGCTCCCATTTTATTTAGTAAACCTTGTTGGTTTGCTATATCTGTTGCAGCACTTTTAAGGTCTTCATAATTTATAGTAGCTTCTACTGCGTTCTTATAATCTTCTAAAGTAACAACACCTTTATTTGTTGTTAAAGCATCAGCTAAAGCTTTTTCTATTAAGGGTATTTTAGCATCTATAGTATCTTGTACTTTTTTCTCTGCTTCCTGTATAGCTTTTGACTTACCTCCTGAAGACAAAAAACGTTTATTTACATCAGCTAATTTTTCTATTTCATCACTAGAAAGATTTAATTGATTAAAGTTAAAATTACTAAAATCTTTTTTAGTTTTTACTTTAGGTATACTACTTGTAACGTCAATAATATTATCCGTTTGACTTGCCATATCAGCACCCTTACGGATCATTGTACGTGCAGCAGGTGCAATACCAGGAATAAGAGATATTGCCTCAACTCCACCTAACATACCAATCTTTAGATAATCAGGTTTATCTTTCTTTAGTTCTTCTTGTATCTCAACAACAGAGTCAATAGGAGTAGTGAGGCTAACTGCAGTATCTGCAGCCTTAACACTTAATGGTTTTTCTTTACGGTAATCGCCTGTTAATGGGCTAGTGATTGTGTCCATTAAGCTATCAACAAAACCGCCTTGATCATATCCTTTGTAATAAACTTCTATATTATGTGAAAAGTTTATATCCTCTACGGGTTCTTGACCTTCATAGCTTTTATAGAAAGTATGATTACCAATAGTCATACCGTCTTTGCCACCAAAATCGGTCTTACGTTTTTTAGCTAGTTTCTTGTTTAGAAAGAAAGTACTACCTTTTGATGCATCTTCTCCTAACTGGATATAATCAGCCATCTCAGTTAGTCGTTCATTTAGAACATCTTCACTTACAGGTATTTTATCAACAGAACCATACGTACCTACTGGCTCAAACTCTCTAGGGCTTAATACTTTATCTACTGTATTAGGAAAACGCTTTGACATCAATCTATTAAAGATAACACCTCTAATAGCATTACGTCCTTCTACACCTTCGCCTTTAGCTTCAGCTTCTACAACACGTTCTATCTTTTTTAGATCGTCATAAGAAAGTCTAAGCTTAGGGCGTAACTTAGGTTTAGGACTTTGTTCCATTAACTTTATCCCTCAAGTATTTTAATCTACGCAGTGCACCAATACCGCCTTGCGTCTTGTGTATCTCTACTACGTGTTCTGATTGCTCTAAGCGTGTCTGCATCATAGCTATCATTGCATCTAGCTCTTCACAGAATGCGTCCCACTCAGCTTTATTATTTACGAATGCTTTAAGCGACATTACCAGAGAAACCTTCCTCACCTGGCACTGGTGCTACTCCTGTTCCAATAGTACCGCCACCTGCGCCTGTCTGATCCTGTGGTGCTGCCCCTGCTGGAACTGCTGGACCTTCTTGTCCTACTGGCGCTGGGCCACCCATAGCTGCTTCAGGAGGAGGTGGTGCTGGTTGTTGGAACCCTTTAAGAATCTCAGCTTGGATAGCTGCATCCTGCATAGAGTTAGTTACCTTGTTAGGATCAAGGTCCATGCTCTTAGCAATCTCACGAATGATGTAGTCCATCTTAGCGAAAGGTGCTAGTGCTGGGTTCTGTACGACACCCAAGAACTGCATTAGGCGCTGGGAGCGTACTTCGTTAGCCATAAGTGACTCAGTACCGTTAGCAATAACTTCTAGGTCACCCTTAATACCTTCATCATAGTCAAACTGCATGTTAAACGCAAAGAATGCTCGACCCATAGGTGCTAAGAGGTAATCATCTACGTTCTTAACTACAGAGCGAATAGAGCCGTTAGCTGCAGACATAAGCATAGAAATGCCACTAGCGGTACGACCCACTCCTGATACTCCTGTTTGCCCGTGGGCGAAGCTTGGGAATCCAGTACTTTCGTCAGCCAAGACTCTAGCTTTATCAAAGAGTTGCATGTTCTCTGCAGCAACGTTGGGAAATTTGGTCCCAAAGATGCCTTGTCCTGGTGCACCACCTTGTCTGCGGAACACTTTTCCTGGGTATACGGACAAATCCTGTCCTGGTACGAGGTTTGTTTCATCTATCTCAATCAGTAGGTTACCAGATAATACAGCATTGTCAACAGCCATTCGCATGAAGCCATTCATCAATGTTTGTGTATCATCCATGTTCTCAGCAATACCAACACCAAAGAAGCTGTATGGGTTATGCTCATAAGGTACAGCATAGTAAGGAATACGTGTAGGCTTAAATGGGTTAAGCACACAACGGATAATCTCACCGTTACATACCCAGATGTTAGCATTTACTTCTGCTAGCTTACGTAGCTCACGAGGTATCTTAATACCGTTCTCTTCTAGTAAGTCTGTATCAACAAAACCCCAGAACTCTAGAACTTCCCAGCGCTCAGTCTCAGATGGGTGACTATCGTCATCCTCCATCTTCATCTCCCAGTGCTTACGTACATAGTCTGCACCTTTATCAATAGCCATCTGGATAGAGTCATCAATAAAGTAAGGGCGACCACGTAGTGCACGTAGCTGGTTGCGTGACATCTTGTGACGCTCAACTACATACTCTGCATCATCCATACTTGCAGCTTCTGGGTCTGGGTAGAAGTTCCACACGCTTACGTGGTTAGTAGATGGTACAGTCTTGATTAGTGGATCGTACTCACCATCTTCCCAGTTAGGGTACTCTTTATCTACTGCAAACGGGCCTTTCATTACACCCGTACCTAGTAGTGCCATCTCGAAAGCCATAGAACGTAGATGCTTAGATGCACCTGACTCGTTTAGCTGATCGTGAATCTTCTTCTCCATCTTCTTAGCTGCTACCATAGCAGGATGGAATGTAACACTTGTAGGTGTAGTACCGTCACCCTCAATGATCTTATCGCTTACAGGTGCTAGCTTGTTCTGCATACCACCTAAGCGTTTCATGAGTGTAGTACGTGTCTCACCTGGTTCTAGCTTTGTATCAGGACCAATCAAGTAAGGCTTAGTTGGTTCTTGCCCAAATGCTTCTACTAGTGCACCTTGCGCTGGGCCAGCATTAGGATCAACATTGATGTGTACTGATTCTGCTACACCGTCTGGCAGAACGGATGGCTCAACAGAAAGAGGGAACTTGTTGTTACCGAATAGTACGTCAACGATCTGACCGTATGCAGCTAGTGTTTTAGTCTTAGTTACTTTAACAAATACTTTAGACTTTTCGCTAGACGTGAACTGTACTTCTGGTCCATAGATACCACGATAGTTACGATAGGAGCGTAGCCAACGTTCTTCATCACCTAGTCGTGCATCTTCAGCACGTTTAAAGCGATCTGTTACAAAGCCAACAATACTGTTTAAGCTGCTAAACAGACTATCCTCACTTGATTCGGCTGCTACTACTTCGTCTGTCTCGAAGGATAGATCATCTATTTCTGCCATTTACTTAGTATCCAAAAGTTGAGTCCGACATCTGAAAGCCAGAGTTTTGTTTTGCTGGGTTAAAGTCCCAGATTGAGCTACGTGGTCTAGTCATTATACCATATCGTAGTGCGTCATACAAGTGGTCTTCAGCATTTGTATCAACGTCTTCAGGGTTCTTCTTGTCTAGCGGAATCGTAGGGATTTGCGCTATAGTATTGGTGCAGGTGGAGAAGAACACAAGTCTTGGTAGTTCAGTGAACTCATCCACCTGCAAACGGCGGTGAATCTCGTTCTTACCAGCTACCCTTGAGCCACGAGAGCGATCAGAAGGTCTCCAACGACAACCCTTCATATTCATTTGCTCTGCTAGTGACGGGCCAGTATCTCCTCTTTTGTGCCAGAGGGACGAGTCTAACACGCCGTACCTTATAGTTCCATCATCTGCTTCCGCATCTAAGATCATATCAGCTAGATCGGTAGCCGTAACCTTAGAACAATAAAGCTCTCTGTAGACAACCAACTGCTCGTTTGGCGCAACAGCGAACCAGAGTACTCCTGTGTAGGAGCCGTAACCATAGTCGCAAGCTCTAAACTTAGGCCAGGAGTCAGGGATGTCGATAGGGTCCACAACGTGAATGCTTCTGTTAAACTCAGGGAACGCTGCTCCTTCATTAATATCCCAGTTACCTTCTAGCAACTGCTTGCGCTGGTGTTCTGGTAGTGACAAAAGCATTGCTTCATAGTCACCAGTATCTGCTAGGTATGGATTGTCAAACAAACTAGCAGGAATAAACCTACGCTTAAATAGTGGATCACCTTCACGACTATGCCCTTTAGGGAACGTGATAGTCTCACCTGTCTCAATGTTCGTAGCCCAGAAAGCTTTACCTGCTGCGCTGGGATCAATGAACATCTTCTTAACCCAAGCATGACCTGCACCACCAGGGTTTGTTGTAGCTCTCATGTACAAACCTAAGTTGCCACTATGTGCACTACGTAGACGTGAACGCATATAATCCCACGCATAAGGCGTAGGCCACTGTGTTAATTCGTCGAACCCGATCCAGTTAAACGCTTGACCTTGGTAACGAGTAACGTCCATGTCTTTGTCCAAGTACGACATCCAAAGTCTACCACCTCTTGGACTAATCCACTGACTCTTTCTTTCAGACCACTTAATACCTGGAACGGCTTTAGGGTAAAGCTCTTGACTCTTTTGGATAAGCTCACGTAGTTCCTCCGTAGTATGTCGAACTAGTAGACCACTAAAGTTAGGGTCATTTAAACCGTGAAGTGGGTCAGCCAGCATAGCATACGATTTGCCGCCACCAGCCGCCCCACCATACAGCACTTCTCTTTCAGATGCGGATAAGAAGTGTGTCTGTGGTCCTGGGTTTGGTTTAAACACTACTTCTTGTGCAGTGTCAACATCAAACTCTACAGGTTTTACTTGTGCTGCTACTTTTTCTACTACAGGTTCACTCGTCTGGGGGGATGATGCGGTAGGCTCCGATGTTTTCTTCTTCGAGCCGTTTGATCTCCTGTAGCGTTTCTTCGAGCCGCTTGGCAAGCTTGCGTTTAATTGTAGCTGCTTTCTTACGTCTTCGCTCAATGTCTACCCTTTTCTTTAAACCCATATGTGAGATGTATCTACCAGTTTGTCTCTGTAACCATATAGCAACTTCTCTGTAACTATACTGCTTTAAGTGACGCTTTGCAAGCTCTAAAGCTTCTAGTTCATCTGGTATGGGTTCTAATAAGTTTTCGTTGTCAGGGTGTACTCTGTATCCGAAAGGCACGGTGCGTGTTGTTCTAGCTATTACGTGCCACTGTCTCTCTTCACCTTTGTGTGGCTTGGGTAACTCCCAATACCCCAAAGATTCACGGTTCATACTTACTCGTTCTTACCTTCCTTGGATGGCAGGATAAACACCCCACCACTGCTTGACCCTACGTCAATCTTGTCTACTTTACCTAAACCTGCACGGTCAAGCAAATCTTTAGCTGCTGCCATCTTATCACGAACACCTAGTTCAGTAGGGTCAGATAAAGCACCAACCATAGCCATAGCAGCCTTGGGCGCAGTACGAGCAAAATAAGTGCGTGTCTTATCTGCGATCTCATCTTTTAAGCTTTCTACGATGGCTCCTGTGCTAGATGTTTCGCTATATCCAGCCAGCTTCTTAGCGGCAACTACGTCACCTCCTGCTTCATCGAACAGTACTTCTAAGAACTTCATTTGGTTTTCTGTTAGTTGTCTAGCCATTATACCACCATATATAATATGAAACCCATAATACCAAAACCTATTACTAGAAACACACCTGTTACTATCCAAGTTATAATAGCTTCTTGTAGTTCAGCTTTACGGTACTCTTGTTCCTTCTTCTGTTTACGTATCTTGGCTTCCGTAGCCACTAGTTCATCCCAAGCGGATGGCCCCATTGTGAAACTGATATAGTCCTTTAGCTCTTTGCGCATGGACTCTGCCTTACGCTTAGCTGCAAAAACTTCCATAGCCTCAGCTTCTACAGAACCACTTAGTGATTTCCACCAAGGAGGGTTCTTAACTTGCTTCTCAGCCTGACCTAAGTCGGACATACAGCCAGCCCATTTAGTTAGCTGACCATGCATGTCCTGTAAGTCCTTGCCTATAGCAAAGCCTTTCTTCAGGGCGTTAAAGGCAACAGTGGCCCCACTAATTATAGTAACTGGGTCCACAAGCCTCTCCTCCTTGCTTAGGACTGTTAGTCTTCGTTAACGACCCTACGGATGTCTCCACGTCCGATACCGATGTCGTTAAGCTCACGATCTGTCATTGCGCTAAGTTGCATCATAGCAATACGACGATTCGCTTCTTTCTGACGTGCTTCGATGAATGCGTTAAACACTTTTACCATCCAAGCCTTAAAATTAGCGGCCCACATACGTGATTCAGAAATTACTAGTTCCATTATGTATACTCCTTATGTTAACGCTAGCTAAGCTAGCAACGGAAACATACATAGTTATACTAAAATCGTGGGCCTTTACTATTGCTTATTTGGAATACCCGTTATTACCCTACAGGGATAAACGTTTCTGTTACAGTACACATAAAGTCTAGCTCAGGAGAAGCGTTACCTGATGCAATGCACTTAAGCGTGTCTCCCGGCTCTAACACAAGCGTAGCACCCGTAAGTAATACAGACTCACCAATACCTAAGTTCTTACCACCAATAAGTCTAAACTCTGCAGAGTCACTTGCTCTTACCCACTTAGCCAAAGCAGTCGTAGTGCCATTTGCATTCACACAAAATAGCATAGTGACTTCTGCACGACAGTTAGCAGGGCAGGTGTACAGAGTTTCTACTGCATCCTGAGTGTCGCATACGACACCTTTACTAACTGTACGTGCAGATTTACCTTGGTTAAAAAGGGTCATTACTTCTTAACTACCTTCTTGACAGTCTTAACTACCCAAGCCTCATTCACATCAGGTGTAGAGGGATCATCAGCGATGAAGTGTCCATTCTCGTCACGTGCTCGTACCATCTCAAGAGTCTCAACAACTTCAGTCTCCTCTTTCTTCTTTGTAGCTTTCTTAGCACGTGGCTTAGGTGTTTTAGTCATAGCCATTTCAGCTTCTTGACAGATTTGTGTTACGTTAGGGTCTTTACTCTGTACGTTACCGTAGTTGTCTTCACCTGCAGCTTGGTTACCACGTCCATCCCAAACATAGCCGTGCTCATCTACACGATAGCCTTTAGCTTCTAGAGCATCTTTGTATTTATGATAGAACTTTTGTACCATTACTTACTCGTTTTGATTGGACGTTCAGCAGGGTTAGATGCACCACAAGGCATACCACCATGTGCAAAACCCATACGCTTCTTAGACATACCACCGTAGGCCATACCCATACCCATCATGTCTTTCTTCTTAGTCATACCACCATAGCCGTAACCCATCTTCTTAGCTACTTCTGGTGCTGCTTTCTTAAGGGCTTTCATACCCTTGTTCATGTTCTTACCCATCATACCACCTTTGTTCATGTTGTTGTGATAGCCTGTACCGCCACAATGCGAACAGCCTTTACCTTTACATTTAGGACACATCTTCTTGGTCATGTTCTAAACCTTTTTACTTTCTTTGCAACTTTCTTAGGTTGAGCCACATGCTGCTTACCTGCCTTAGTGCCTTGTCGTTTTGCTCTACTTGTAGCGGCATACTCAGCGCTGCTAAGAGACTTAATAGCCTTAGAAGGTAGGTAACGTTCACCAGTAGCATTAGAGCCTTGCGTAGAAGGGTTACCACTCTTAG